ATCGCCATTTCTGCCCCTCAGGATGGAAGTGGTTGATGGTCAGCCCTACGGAATCTCTTATGTAGAGAGCGCAGCCCTTGCTGATCTACAGACTGTCGAAGCTTTATGCCAAGCCATCGCTGAAGGAAGCCTGGCAAGTAGCAAGGTGCTGTTTTTGGTCAAGCCGTCAGGCGTTACTAAGGCTGCTGATCTTGCTCGCGCTGCGAATGGGTCGTTCGTCACGGGTGATCCAAACGATGTTTTGGCGTTACAGGTGCAAAAGAGCACTGATCTTGCAGTTGCGATGCAAGGAAAACAGCAGATCGAGGCTCGTTTATCTCAAGCATTTATGCTCGCAGACGTAAGGGACTCTGAGCGCACCACAGCCGAAGAGGTCCGCTTACAGGCCGCCGCCGTCGAGCGTTCCCTCGGGTCGGTTTACGCCCTGTTGACGCAGGAATTTCAGATTCCCTATGTCGCCAAGAAACTCGACATTTTGCAGCGTCAAGGCAAGGTGCCCAAGGACGTTATGGATCCAAGGCTGGTCAAGCCGATCATGACCGTTGGCTTGGCTGCTGTCGGTCGCGGCAACGACCTGGAGCAGCTTGTTCGGTTTGTCACCACGCTTGGCCAGACGATGGGTCCTGAAGCTCTTGCTCAATACGTCAATCCAACTGAATTGATCTCACGCCTGGCTTACAGCATGGGCATCGACACGTTGGGCCTTGTCCGCAGCCCTGAGGAATTAGAGGTTGAGCAGGAACAACAACAACAGCTGGCAATGGCACAGCAGGCCATGCAATCAGCGGCGGCTGATCCACAAAAACTCGCTAATGCAGCTGCAATTACACAAGAAATGCAGCAACCTGTAGATGCTCAACCACCTAATCAATGACTGATTCAACCGGACCAGTAATCACAACGCCTGATGCAAGCGTTGAGGGAATGGTCGCACCTGGCCAGGAACACATCCTTGAAGAGTTCATTCAGGAGCAGGAGCAAGCCCAGGCCGAAGCCCAGGAGCCAGAGAAGCTGCTTGGCAAATTCAACTCCACTGAGGACTTGGCCGCGGCCTACCAAGAGCTGGAAAGAAAACTGGGCCAGGCCAAAGCTGATCCTGAACCCAGTAAAGAACAATCCCCTCCAGAAGAGTACACAGCAGAAGCTGTTGCGGGAATGTATGGAGCGGACAAAGTTGAAGCCCTTAGAGAGAGGGGCATTGATATGGTCGAGCTGACCAGACAGGCAGACGCTGGTGAGGACATTTCCGAGCACTACGACGCTTTGGCCGAGACCTACAACGTCTCTCGCGAAATGGTGGATGTCTACGTTCGGAACGCCACTAACCAAACACAAAGCCAGCCTCAAACTCAGCCTCTGACAGCAGCTGAAGGCCTTGCAATCAAGGAGCAGTTTGGCGGTGAGGCAGGGTTCCAACAGCTAGCTCAGTGGGCTGAGCAGAACCTTTCCCAGCAGGAGCTGGACAGCTACAACGCTGTGGCCAATGGCAACGACAAGAACGCCATTGTCTGGGCTCTTAAGGCCATTGAAGCCCGCCGTTCGGCTCCCGATTCTGTTGTGCAACCCAAGCTGATTGGTGGCTCTGCCCCTTCCCAGCCCACAGGGTTCCAGTCTGAACAGCAGGTGCTGGATGCCATGAACAAGAAGAACGAACGCGGTCAGCGTCTTTATGACGTAGACAGCGCTTATCGAGATCAAGTGGTTAAAGCTCTTGCTGAAAGTAATGTCTTCTGATTAAACTCTGAGGACAACCCATAACCGTTGGGCCTCTTAAGGGAGATAACCCAAATCAGGAATGGCTTGGTCGGACAAACAAACCTTCCATTCCTGAGACAAACTCATGACAACGCCTCCTGATGTCGCGCTATCGCGGCTTGGCCAGATTAAAGGCAGTGGCGCTACCTGGGGCCCCGGTGCAACCGGCCTAGACGCAGACCGAGCTTTGATGCTGAAGCTTGGAAGCGCTGAAATTCTTGATGCCTTTCTCACCTCATGTGTCTTCAAGGGTAAAACCCGAGAGCGAAACATTAGAGGAGGAAAATCTGTAGCGTTCCCAATTTTAGGCAAGCAAAGTGCAAGGTATCACCAGCCTGGCACTCCTATTTTGGGAGAAGGAAATGCACCCTCCGATATCAACGAGCGGGTCATTTCGCTAGACGCCCTTATGATTGCCGATAAGGCAATTTACAACACCGATGAGTTAATGACGTACTTCGATGTACGTCAAGATTACACTCGACAATTGGGGCAAAGTTTAGCAGTCGAGTGGGATAAAAGAGTCGCGCGTATGATATACGCAGCGGCCACAAATACCACTGAGCCACTTAACAAGGATGGCGGCAGTCCTCCCAAGGGCCCTACAGACAACACCGGCAGAATTGGCTCGGTTGTTACTCTCCCAGCTGGCTACGGCTCTGCTGCTACTAAGCAGGCTAAAGGTGATTTTCTCGTTGATGCGATTACGGACGCCCGTATCGCACTTGAGAAGAAAGATGTTGGAATCGAGGGCATGTACGCTGTATGTACCCCCGAAGCATTTTTCGAAATTACTTCAAGTAGCAGGAGTATAAATGCTGACTTCAATGGAGCTAGCGGTGGTAATGGCACCATTGCGAATGGCGTAACTGCACAAGTAATGGGCATCCCTCTGTATATGTCCAACCACGTTGAGCAGCCCGCATACTCATTGGTTGCGGGCGATTACAACGCCGATTACGCTCAAGATCTTTCAAAATGTAAGATCCTTGTTTTCCATCGGGAAGCAGTTGGCGTTCTCACCTTGCTCCAGCCTTCATTGCAACTTACTGGCCCAGAATTTCGGGTTCAGTTCCAGTCCGATTTGATGGTCGCGAGACAAGCAATTGGGATGGGAGTTCTCCGCGCTGAGTGTGCAGTTGCGATTGAAACCTCATGAGTTAAGGTCAACTCAAGCGAAACTGTGGCCAGGGGAGACCCTGGCCTTTTTTTGCCCCTAGGTCAGAATGAGGGCAACACCCCTGTAGCCATCTATGCCTTACTACTTGCAGGGCCAGCAACCAGCCAAGACAACGATCCTGGAGGCCGTCAACGTACTGCTGACCAACATTGGCGAGCAGCCGGTCGATAACCTGGACAATGAGCAGATCCTTGATGCTCGTATTGCTGAGGAGACCTTGGTTGAGTTTGCCAAGGAAGGGCAGCAACGAGGCTGGAGCTGGAATACAGAATTTGCTTATCCGTTTCAAAAGGACGACACAACCAAAGAGATCAATGTTCCTGAGAATGTTGTTCGTTTCTCTCCAGACCCGTATTGCTACGGACGCCGATACATCCAAAGAGGTCAGCGTGTTTATGACCAGCTGAATCGGACTTACAAGTTTGACGACACGGTGACCGAGATCCAGGCTGATGTCGTTTGGTTCCTCAGTTGGAACGAGTGCCCTGAGGCTTTCAACCGCTGGACGACCATCAGGGCGGCTCGCGTCTTCAGCGACCGGACCATGACCAACGAGGCGCTTTTTAAGTACACCTCAAAGGATGAGGAGGACGCCAAAGCCGAGCTGGACCGTATTGAGCATGAGATTGAACGGCCAAACATGCTGACCGATGGCGCTGGCTTGAGCCCATTCCCCACCTACATCCCTGCTACAGGCCTGGCTAACCGTCGCGCTGGTTCCTATTGGAGAGTTTGATGCTTCAGACATACACAATCCCAAATCTCGCGCAGGGCGTGAGCCAACAACCCGACGCTCAGCGTGATCCCACTCAGGGAGAGCTGCAGGTCAATGGCGTCTCCAGCATTTCGGAAGGCTTGAGAAAGCGCGATTCAACGCGGCTGCAAGCCAAGGTCAGCAGCACTGCTTTCGGTGACGCCTTTGTTCACACGATCCTGAGAGACAGCACCGAGGAATACATCGCTGTCATCACTAAGTCCGTCATCAGAGTGTTTGACCTTGATGGTGTCGAGTACACCGTCAGCACTGATGGAGACGAGGGCTACAACTACCTGTCAACGGTGACTGATGCCAGGGTCCAGGTGCGGGCCTCGACCATTGGTGATTACACCTTCATTGCCAACCGTCTGACAGCAGTTCAGATGGACACCGCTACAGCGCCCGCAGATCCACGGCCTAAGCCTTATGAGGCATTGGTGTGGGTCAAGGCTGCCAACTATGGGCAGACCTACAAGCTGACGATCAACGGCAAGACGGTGCAGGAGCAGACTCCATTGCAGCCTGTGATCTCTGACGGTTCTGGTGGCATTACAGAGAACCGGATCAGCTCTGAAGACATTGCTCAGGCGTTGATCGACAAGATGAACGCGCAGAACCCTGGCGTCACGATGACCCGTTCAGGCTCTGTGATCTGGGTGCAGGATGACAGCTCATTCACCATCGGCGCTGTAGACGCCAGAGCCAACGCAGACCTCACCGTAATCCTCAACGAAGTTCAGACATTTACTGAGCTTCCAACCATCGCGCCGGTCGGATATCAAGTTGAAATTACTGGAGATCCGGTCCAAGCATTTGATAATTACTACGTGGAGTTCAAGCCAAATTCGGGTGACTTTGGTGAAGGGGTTTGGAACGAGACGGTATCACCAGGAGTTGAGTACAAAGCAGACCCTAAAACTTGGCCACATGCACTGGTGAGGCTGCCGTCTGGTGACTTTTACTTTGGTGCATTTGACGGTGCAACCGTTGAAACCGTAGAGCTGCCTACCTGGGGGCAAAGAACGTCTGGCGATTACGACACAGCCCCTGACCCATCTTTTATCGGGCAAGGCATTAACGACATTGGCGTTTACAAAGGCAGGTTGTTCTTTCTGGCTGATGAGAACATCATCCTTAGCCGGACCAGAGAGTTTTTCCAGTTCTTCCCGGAAACGGTCACAACAGTTTTGGACACAGATCCGATTGATGTAGTTGCCAGTAATAACCGTGTATCAATTCTTCTGTATGCGGTGCCGTATCAGGATGAATTGATATTGATGTCATCGCAA